CTCCTTTTACATAAATTCGTGCTGCATCGACGTCAGGGTCTGTTGCATCCGCTTCTTGATACAATACTTGACCTACAAGTGCAATTGGATCTCCTTTTACAGGAACTGCACGGATAACTTCTCTAGAAGTGTAATATGCATCGGATGGTTTGAATATTCTGTCTCGTGGATAAGACACTTGAGACTCAACACCAAAAAGTGACCTTAATACAAATTGGAAAGACCTAGTAGAACCTTTTGAAGCGTAAAAATCTTTGATTCTCTTAATTACTGTACTTTCAGTTACACCAGTTGCAAAATTCTTTGGAAATGTTGATAAAAACTGCTCTTTGAACTTCCCAAGCATGTAAAGTGGGAAAATATTGTTCAAATTAACAACTGTAGCACCAATTTCGTGACTTGCAGCAGTTGTAGACTCAAAATTGTACTCTCCTTGCAGTCCAACCGCCTTTACAGCGTTAAATCCACGTGAACATGTCTGAAATAGCGTAGATCCTTTACTTTGATAGTAAATTATCTCATCACCAATCAATAAAAGTCCTTCTGACGGAAAATCACGTGTAGATTCGACGTCAATTGTTGTAGAAGACGTTGTAACAGCGGAAATTAGCGTCGTTTGGGTTACAAGTTCTCCATATTGGTCAATATTATAGTAATCACCCCAGTTTTGGATGATATCAATGCAATATCCTTTTAATTCTTGTGATTTATAGTACTCTTTTACAAATTCTATGAACGTAGGGAAGTTTTCCTGTATAAAACTAGGAAACTGTGCTGCTATGTTAGTAGATATCTTCGATCTCGACTCAGGACTAACCTCCGACGGTACAGGTGTCGCTGTAACCGTGGTGGTCGGGGTAGTCCACGACCCAACTTTCCAACTACTATTTGTCATTCTTAGTATTGATAGCTAGATTCTGGAAGTACTCCTGTTCCAGAAAGATTTGAACCACTACTGATAGTATCTTCTACTACACTAACAGTCGTATTATCTATACCTAGTGTCAGATAGGTTTCTCGTAAAGAAATCAAATCATTTGACTTAGGGCAAGCAGATATTTGCAATTGATTATTAGTTACCATAGTTGACTGAATAATCAAGTCGTTAATTACAATTTCACCCATGTCATAGTCCACAGTTCCCCATAGTCCATCCACATACTCAAACTCACCAGTTCCTTTTACATAATACAAACGTAATGTACCCGCACCATCATCATTTAGGTAGTACGTATTAACGTCGTCACCAACAATTTTGAAACCAGACGAAGAAACTGAAGGTTTCGTTGATGTTTGTTCATTAATTCTGTTTCCATAGCATATTTTGTAGTTGACACGTGCATTGAGTTCGACTGTTACGTTCTTTCTCATCTTCACACGTGTTATATTAGATGTAATTGATGACTCTGCATCATCAATTATCTTTTGTAACTTGGAAAACTTGAATTTTCCACCAAATTTGTTGAATTCCGCACTTTGATTCAGTGAAGTTAACGCTGCTATGACGACATTCTTGACTTCTGACGGTTCTCTACGTGTAACATTGGGGTTATAGTAAGCAAAACTGGTCAAATCAATGTAAAGTATGCTCGGATCAATGATAGAAGGTTGAATTGCAGCTACAGAATACTCTTTTAACTTCTTCAGAATCGCATTTTTCTCAGAAAGTGATAATTTATCAGCATTTTTTGGTTTGATTGCCAAAAATACCTTGCCATACTCAGGTGGTTCTGCTTCTTCACCACCATAACATGCTATAGAACCGACATTTGAGTAAATTTGTGGAACTATTGCTTCATAATCTTGCGTAGAAACTGCTCTACCGAACGCAGAGTAGAATTTTGGAGCAGCAAACTTGATAGATTCTGTACTTTCCGCTGCAGCACCTCCGTCTGGGAAGCTTGTAACTGAAATTGTAATGCCAGAAGTGATCGCATTTAGATTATTATCTCTAAATGTGCCAATATTATTGAAAACTTTCAGTCCATTTGCACCAGTTCCTGTTGAAGTTGTGTATTTTACGTCAACAACATCACCATTAGCAAGGTTTTTACCAATAATTCCGTCTCCAAATAGAACTTCGGGAATCTCATACTCACTTTCCTCTAAGAAAAACACTTTAGAAGTGCCATCTATCTTTGTAATATCGGTTGCTTGTAAATATTTCTCTGTAATTGTACCAGAAGTTACCTCTACAATCATGGAAGAGGTGTCTGCTAGTTCATTTGTAAGTATAAATCTCTGTCTTTGGTTCGTATCTTTTACAAAAGTGTCTGTAAGAAACAATCCTTCACTTAAAACTATGTTAGAAAATGTTGCGATACCTGTTAAACTGTCTACAGATACTGTATTATCAGTCGGAAGAGAGAAAACAAAGTTGTTATTATCCAATCCTGTGAAGTTTAGTACCAATCCTGCTGCCATTGTGACAGTTGTAGGGTATGGAAACACTGTCTGAATCGAAATATCGACTGTACATGTCGCACTTCTTGCACTTTTTGGTGTATAACCGAGCATACGAGCGAGTTTTACAACATTTTCACGTAAAACTGCCGTCTCAAGGAACCCTTCGTTGACCGCAAGGTTCGCATTTACCGCTGTATAGTACGTATTATAGGCAAGAGTGTCTAAAAGTACAGAAAGAGACGATCCCTCAAAGTCATAATCGCTAAATTGTGACTGCGATCTTAAATATTCTTTTATCTGTGCCTTGATTTCGTTAAATTCAAGAGCATTAACTTGGTTAAATGCCATTATGGTTTAAATGCTAAGCTGATATCATCAAGTTTAGGAGGTATTCCTAAGATAACGTATTTCACACTAATGTTAAGTTCATTACGATCATCTTCAAAGTCTGCCATTACTTCGTAAACTGCAACTCTGGGTTCATGTATCTGTATTGCATTAGTAATTCTTTCTTCGATCTCTGATGTTAGACCAGTAGAATAATTCTCAAATAGTAATCCTATGATATTACCACCGAAGGCAGGATCAAAAGGTTTCTCATAAAAATTATATAATACTATATTTTTAACTGCTTCCTTAATGGCTGCTTCATTCTTCAGTGACAAAATATCGTTTGTAACTGCATTCTTTTCAAATGTCAATGAGAAGTCACGGAATGACTTCGATGTCAATGCCACTTTTGTATCAATATAGTGCTATCAATATATTTATACGTCTTTTTTACGTTTTCTGTCAGAACGTGGGTCAGTGATTAGATATCTGCAATATTCATTTCCATGATCGTAGAAATGATCCGACATATCTACAGGAATATTTGCATTTCTACAACCATCTACGATTCTATTTGCCTTGGCCACGATACCTCTTTTTTGCTTTGTTTCTTGATGTCGCACTATACTTCGTGTGCTGTCCACGACCTTGTGCTGTTTTCTTTGGTTTCGATTCAATACTGTTTCCAGTGTTCCATGTCATTGCCATAGTTTAAAGTTCATTTGCGAATACTGTTGGACTTCCCCCAGTCATTGCTCCTGCATCGGCACTATCGCCAATACGAGCAACTTTCACTCCTGCCACATATACATTAGGGGATCCTGCATTTACTGTAGCAACATGTGGAGCACAAGCTGGTACAGGTGGAAAGGGGTGTGATACAGTCGGGTCTCCTACTCTTGCGATAAGGATGCCATTAGCATAGACAGTTGACTGGGAAGGGGTGGAGAGTGTTGTTGATCCTGTACAAGCGTGACCTGTGGATAGACTGTCTCCTTTTCTCGATACTGCTGCCATAATGGTTGTGACGTGTGCGAAAGGTCTGCTAACTTGCGTGCTAACGCAGACATATAGATAACAGATTTATGTTCCATTCTCCTATTTATACTTTGAGACCTACGCGGGGTTACGACGCGATTTTTTACGTCGCTTCTTCTTAAACAACTTCTGATATATTGGTCGCACTACAAATAGATCCAATGCTTCTATCAGAAATATCACTCCAAATCCAATGATGACTCCTGCTAGAATCAGTCCTTCAAATATTTTTTTACCAATTCGTATCATCGCCTTCTGTCAGAGTTCCGACAGTATGTTCTACAATCTCTGTAATAGTTCTATCATGTTCGACTACAACATCAACAAGTTTCTCGTACTCACCATCTAAGGTTCTCTTCATCATAAGTTTAGAATTTGCCACCTTCCTCTCTAAGGCATCTAACCTCTCTATTATCTCATCATACTTTCTATCTGTATGTGAAAAGTAATCGCCTGACATGAATCCTCCTAATCTTGTTTAATGTCAAAGTGCCATCTGATATGTTTAATGTAATCAAATGTATCTCCTATATCCTTATCGCAGTCTGTTTCATATTTTCTATCACAAAGAAACTTACGTAATTCGTAGATACTGTCATATGTACCTACTTCGTCAAAAGAATCGTCATACAGAACGTAACGCATAAGAAGAGAAGAGTGTGTAGTATTTATTGTATCAGAGTTTCAACACATTGTCAAGTACAAAGATATCCTACAACATTGTCTGGTAGGTTCTCCAAAGGTATTAGAGAAAGATACTTAGGTATCTTGACTCTCATGTTCTCTGCAATCTTTTTCTTCTTCCATTTAGTGTATGCTTCCTTCTGACACCAGAGGTCAAAGAAGATCTCCATATCATCAGTGATCTCATATTCATGGAAGTATCTCCGAGATATCTTTTCAAAGGGACGTTTCTTCATAAACTCAATATCGACTCCAACACGTTCTCTGGAACATGCTACTACCGCAAAGGTGTGAGTGTCAGATTTATTCCAATGGACGTTTATAGGTTCTACACAACTATCTACAGGTTGCCTTGCAATAAACTCTCTGAGGGCAG